AACCCGGCGAACCGCCGGAGCGCGCAGGACAACCTGTTCAAGGAGCGCCGGTTCTGGTTCGGCGACCGCTACAGCAAGCCGGCGAGCCTTGCGGCGCGCGCGGCGTTGCGCGTGGCCTGCGACGTCGGCACGGACTTCATGGCGCTCCGCGCGGCGCTGATCCCGGATTACTTCGTCCGCCTGCTGGCGGCCCGCCGCATGCCCGCCGCGCCGCGCGCCGGAGTCCTGGCCGCGGCCTACGACAACGAGTCGAGGAACTGAACCATGAACGCCCGCCAATCCTTCGAGCTCCTGGGGGATGACCCGTCGCGCACCGCCTCGCCGTTCACGCTGCGCTACGACCCACCTGACGAGGACTTGCCGACCGTCACCCAGGCGCAGGCAGTCAAGGCCGTGCTGGGCTGCCTCTACAACGAGACGGCCGGCGCGTATGGCCAGTCCGCCCGCATCTGGGGTGCATGGATCTTCGACCAGCTGGGAAAGCTGCAGATCGGCACGTCCATCGTGCTGCTGGATGGCGAAGGGATGCCGAGCGCGAGCGTGGAAATTCGCAAGCACCTGTTCGGGTGCATCCACGCCGAAGCCAACCGGCTGATCCAAGAAATGGACCCCGACGAGTTGGAGGCCTACCTGTGATCGGCTTTCTCATCATCGGTGTGTTGTGGATCGTCGACGCCATCGTCGACACGCGGAAGCGCCGCCCATGACCGCCGCCGCCCTTCTCGGCCTGTGCGCCGCCCTTTACCTGATTGCCCTCGCCGGCGACGCCGCGATGGCCCTGCACCGGAGAAACGCATGACAACGAGCCATACCGAGGGTCCGTGGCGCTGGGAGTTCAACGCGGAGCACCGATCCGTGCATCTGGTCGGCGGCAAGCCGCAGTTTGACCTGACCGTCATGGACTTCACGCGCTGGGGCATGGCCGGCGCGGGCATTCGCCTGCGAGAGCTGAGCGAAAGGGGCATGGACCTCCTGCACAAGCTGCACGAGCGCCCGGACTGGATAGCGCCATTTCCCGGCCGCGAGCACCACAGCCATTGGCTAGCGGCGGTCAATCACCCGGACATGCGTCTGATCGCCGCCGCGCCGGATCTGCTAGACGCGTGCATGGCGATGATCGAATGGGATGACAGAGAGAACGACCATGCAGTTGATTTCTATGTGCGGATGAATTTGTGCCGTGCGGCTTTTGACAAGGCTCGTGCCGCCATAGTCAAGGCCACCGCCTAACCACCCCTCCCTAACCTGGGGAGCGCAAAAGGAAAAGAGATGGGACTCACTGTCCATCAAACCCACGAAGACGATTTCGCCAAGATTGTCCGCACGGACTCCGGGCGTCAGGTTCTGTACTACACCGACAGCAGCGAAGATGGAGAGCCGCAAGTCATCGCAGTCACTTCTGTTGAAGGCGTCACGGTACGTGTTGGCATGACCTTCAAAGACAGCGACTCGGGCCACGACAAGCGAGACAAATTCTTCGGCGAAGTGGCTTCGGATCAAGCCAGCAAGTTCGAAGCAATGGCTATTGGCGCAGTAGTTGGCCGTCAAGCCGAGTAATTCCGATATCTCCCCCCTGGTGCTGCATAGCAGCCGTAGCCGCACGAAACGCGGCGCTATCAAGGGAGGCGGTTCCGAGAACCGTTCGATTGGCCGATAGGCGCAATAGGGCAAACGTCATGCGTGAGCCGCCTCCCTTGATGGCAGCAGTACCGCCCAGGCGATGGGCAACGAAGAGTCGTAGAAAGCGTGGTGCCTGCTACGACGCGGACCACAAACCCGGGAGCGCATCCGGGGCCATCAACCAAATTGCGGACCACGTTAGGGCAACAAGCCCCTGCCACCCGCGTCTCGCTGGCAGACGAGAGATAAAGACATTGCCTCCGCGCCTTTGAATTTGGGCTTGGCAAGCTGCGGGTTAGGCCACGAGTCGGTCAGTCGCCAACTGACGCCGGAAACGTAACCGGCACTTCCAACAGACCGAATTTCGGCAGCGTGTTAGCGACGTTGCAGAACCTTCCTTCCAATACGTGCAGAAAGTGTAGATGGTCGAAATACCGAACCCTACTCGGGACCGAGGCTATACATCGGGGCGGAGTTCGGTCTGTTGGAAGTTACCCAACCTCATCCTCGGAGCAAACCATGGAAATCACGACTTCCCAAGCAGTCGCCACGATGCAGAAGTATGGCGGAAACGGTGTACAGAAGCTGGCCGCTTGCTGGCTGGCGTTCGACCCGGACATGCGTATGCGTCTGGAGTTGGCATTCAACGACAAGTTCCAGCAATACCGCCAGATGTATGCGGAAGACGTGAAGGCGGCTTGAGATATGGCGCGCCGCGAATATCCCCTCCGATTCGAATGCTCCCACCCTGGCTGCCGGGAGAGCGTCACATACCGCTACTCCTCGCGGCGAGACCTGGAAACCAGCTTCGAGTTGAAGCACTACCGCAATGGCGGCTGGAAATGCACGCGCCACTACGCCCCGAATGAAGTCCTCGGGGCCGACAACCTTGAAACCCGCTGGGAATCTACCGCCAAAGAAAGCGAGCATGGCGGCGTCTATTTCGGTCATTCTGGCCTTGTGACCGGCCCCGGCTTCAAGGCGTTCGCCAAGGACTTCCCGGTTGGAACAAAGCTCATCGTGACGACGCGCATAGAGCTGCCCCACCAACCCATCACCAAGGAACGCCCATGAGCAAGCCCAATCTGCCGCCGCTTCCTCAGATGGATGTCGGCGTGTCCGGCCAAGTCAAGTTCGCCTACTCGCAAGAAGCTATGACCGCCTACGCCGAGGAAGCTGTACGCCAGGCTCTGGCTGGGCAGCCAAGCACCGCTGTGACCAATGAGTTGCCAGGATGGGAGGAGACTTCCGCCAAGGTTTATCGCGGCGAAACCCTAACCCCGCTGGAATTGTTCATCCATGAAAACGAGCCGGCCGGCGCTGATGCTGACGCGTGGCGCGATCAACTGCTCGACGCCATGGCAAGCATCGACAAGGACCCTCCATGCTCACCAACCTCAAGTACTGGGCAATCCCAATAATCATTCTATTCGCCGCCCTGGGGTATCACGTGGGGTGGTAGGAGATAGCCATGGGATCAAGATTCACCTTCGACCCGCCCCAGCACATCTACGACGAGAAGTACGCAGAAGTCGCCAAGGCTATTGAGGCGGATCTGTTCAAGTGGCGGCACCAGATCATCGAAGAACTCGGGCAGGAGCGTCACAGCCCTGACGCCTGCGAGCTTCATCAGTTCGCATCAGAGGCAGACAACCCCGAGGTGATCCTCAGGCAGGCACACGACGGGATCATGGGGCAAGCAGCCCAAGACATGGTGAAGCTGGCGATAGGCCATCTTGCCGACTACCTAACAAAGCAGTTTGTTCGCGGCTTCTGGCCGCAGTGGGAGAGGACATGAGCATCAGAATCGTGGAAGAGCCGGAAATCGTGCTGACTCGTTCCGAGCATGACCGTCTGCATCAACAGTACGAAATGACGCACCGCTACTGGAGCGCCACGGTGCCGCCTCCGACATTCGAGGAATGGTTGCGCATGAGTCGGCAGTTGAATCGAACCATCGAGGTGCGCTTATGAAACGCCTGCTGACCTTCCTCAAAATCCACGGCCTCACGATCTTCTTCGGGGCCGTTTTTCTTACTGCCACCTGCATTCTGCGTCCCACGCTCGACAAGTACGAAGAGGACCGGATTGCGAAGGAAGGGGGCACCCGATACGCGAGTCGGCAATGAAAGCCGAAGACTTCTTCGCCCCTGGTCTGCCTGACCAATACCTACGCGCCCAGCGTGGCCGGGCAGTAGCAGTAATCAAACCCAAGTCGCCCGAATCTCAGGAGAACGAATATGAGCATCGCCGTTATGGTCTTAGGACCTTCAGGGAGCGGGAAGTCGTACAGCCTGCGCAACTTCGACCCTTCCCAGGTCACGCTAATTCAGCCGATCAAGAAACCCCTCCCCTTCAAGTCTGCTGACTGGACGCTCCGCACCAAGGAAAACACCAGCGGCGCACGATTCGTCACCGACGACAGCATCCTGATTGAAAAGGCGATGCGCAAGACGGATCGGGATGTGGTGATCGTGGACGACTACCAAGCCGTACTGACCAACGAGTTGATGCGCCGAAGCACTGAAACCGGCTTCCAGAAGTTCGCGGACATCGGTCACGGAGCCTGGAGCATCTTCCAGGCTGCTGGCGACCTGCCGGAACAGAAGCGCGTCTACATCATGGCGCACACCCAGACCGACGACTACGGCAACGTCCGCATGAAGACGGTGGGCCGGATGGTGGACGAAAAGCTGGTCCCTGAGGGCTATTTCACCATCGTCCTACGCGCCGAGCAGATCAACGGTCAACACGTCTTCGCCACCCAAAGCAACGGGCAAGACTGCTGCAAATCCCCCCCCGGCATGTTTGACGGCATGCACATACCCAATGACCTCGCAGCCGTCGACGCTGCCATCTGCGAGTTTTACGGCCTTACCCAACCCGCCTGAGAGTATAGAAAATGCGCAATTACGAATTTAGCGAAGAATCCGCCCGTCAAGCTGGCGCCAGCAACTTCATCGACGCCACCGGCAAGTACAAGGGTACGTTTACCCAAGCCAAGCAGGTCATCAGCACGAAGGGAACCGAAGGCATCGAATTCAGCTTCGAAGCTGAAGACGGCCGCACTGCGAACTACCTGCAGCTCTGGACCTACGACAAAGACGGCAAGCCGCTGTACGGCAAGAAGGTGCTGGATGCAGTCATGTGCTGCGCGCGCATCAAGACCCTGACGCCTCAGAAAGGCACCATCCAGGGCAAGAACGGGCAAGAAGACGCGATTCTGTTTCCCGGTCTGCAAGGTCGCCCCATCGGCCTCCTGCTGCAGCGCGAGGAATACCAGAAGAACAACGGCGACCTTGGCTACAAGTTCAACATCTACGCCCCTTTCCACGCCGAAACGGAAATGATGGCCGTCGAACTGCTGGACAACAAGACCGCGCCGGAAATGCTGCCGAAGGTGCTGGAAGGTCTGCAAGACAAGCCGCTTCAAAGTCGCTCCCGCCCCGCTACTACCAGCCAACACGCGCAGAGCGAGAACCCTGCCGATCCCTGGGACTAATCCATGACGAACGTATCCCTGTACTCCCTGGCTGCAGAGTATCGCGGCCAGCTCCAAGCCTTGGAGAACCTGGACCTGGACGAAAAGGCCCTGGCCGACACGCTGGAAAGTCTCGGCGGTGATCTGGAAGTTAAGGCGCAGAACGTGGTTTGCTTCCTGCGCAATCTGGAAACGACCGCCGCGGCGATCAAGGAAGCCGAGGCGAGCATGGCAGCGCGGCGCAAGGCCATTGAGAACCGCGTAGATGGCCTCAAGCGCTACGTGCTGGACTCCATGCAGAACAACGGCATCCAGAAGATCGAATGCCCCCTGTTCTCCATCAGTATCGCCAAGAACCCGGCAGCGGTCGAAGTTTTCGACGAGAAGCAAATCCCCGCTGACTACTTCGTCAGCCCTCCCCCTCCGCCGCCCCAGCTTGATAAGAAGCTGGTCGCGCAGGCGCTGAAAGATGGCTTCGATGTGCCGGGCGCGAAGCTGCGCCAAGGCGTGCGTCTGTCCATCAAGTAGTTCCCCCCGGCAGCCCCCAGCACAACCCACCTGGAACCCGCAGCAACCGCTGAGGGCTGCCACCCTATTCTTTGGAGAACGCAATGTCCCCTACTCACGTCTGGGCAATCGAAGTGCTACGCGGCAAAGAATGGCGATTCGTAACCACGGCTATGACCCGTGAAGGCGCTCGCCGATTTCAAAGTCGTCATTACGGGCTGGGCGAATCTCGAATCCGCAAGTACGTCCCTGCCTAACAGGAGTTCACATGGAAATCGCCCAGCAACTCGAGCAGGCAGACGCAGACCGCTGTGACGGCCTGACTACCGACAAGCAGTACATGGAGCGCTATGCCGAGATTCTGGCGCGATATGTGGACCCTGACGACCTGATTACCCAAGCCAAGGAGCGCGCGCTCCTGAGGGGGATGTGATGGATGACGATGACGACTTCGTTGAAAGCGCGCTGATCCGCTGGGGCCTGCTGGGCTTCGTGATTGGCCTTGCAGCCATCTACAGCGCCATGTTCGCACTCTGGCGCTACGCCCTCACCTTCTGGAGCTGAGAATGTCTGAAAAGAACGAATCCCGCGACTGGGAACTGACCTGCGACCACTGCAACGGCTCCGGCCATGTGTTTGTCGAGCGCCAGGTAGCCGAGCGCAAGACCGACGTGCAGGAGTTCAAGGAGGAATGCGAGGGATGCGAGGGTCGCGGCTTCAACATCGCCTTCGAGGACATTCCGGGAATTTCGGAGTACGTGAAGTCGTGCCGGCCGGCCGCCACGGCAGCGACTGAGGGTGGGCGGGACGAGCGGCAGAGATTCGAGACGTGGGCCAAAAAGAAAAAGATGCCTTTGGCGCGCATAGGCCAGCAGTACGACGATTTCTGGGTAGACCACGCTTGGAACGGTTGGCAGGCCCGCGCCTCTATCAGCGCTCCCGCTGCTGGCGATGCGCTGGCGCTCGAAGATCTGCAACGGCTTATCGAATACGCGCAGACGAGCGATGACTGCCAATACGGCACGCTCTCGACAGGCCTGGTTCGCGACCTGACCGCGAAGGCCATCGCCGCCCTCGCCGCCCAGGTCCCGCAGCAGGGAGAGGCGTGATGGCCCAGGCCGGCGCCTACTACAACGAAATCGACCCCTACGCCGCCGACTGGCTCCGCAACCTGATCGCGGCCGGCCACATTGCCCCCGGCGACGTGGACGAACGCAGCATTGAGGACGTACACCCCGATGACATTCGAAGCTACACACAGTGCCATTTCTTCGCGGGCATCGGCGTCTGGTCCTATGCCCTTCGCCGCGCCGGCTGGCCTGACGATCGACCTGTTTGGACCGGTTCCTGCCCCTGCCAACCTTTCTCCGCGGCAGGCAAAGGAACTGCGTTTGATGATGAGCGGCACCTTTGGCCACATTGGCACTGGCTCATCCAAGAGTGCAGCCCTTCAGCAATCTTTGGCGAGCAGGTTGCAAGCAAGGACGCAGAGCCTTGGCTCGATCTTGTTTCGTCTGACCTGGAAGCCTTGGGCTTTGCCGTCGGGGCGGTCGCTTTCCCGTCTGCGAGCGTCGGTGCTCCGCACATCCGTGACCGAACGTACTTCGTGGCCCACGCCGCAGGCACGGGACCACAAAGGGGCCAATTCGGCGGGCAACGACTTGACGCACAACAGCCGGCCACTGAACGAGGTCGCCGTGCTGGCCGGCTGGCCGACTCCGACATCATCGCTGGCAGACAAGGGTGTGCGATCGACGGAGGGCGGCATCCGGGAAGCCATGCGAGGGCACGGGCCGGATTTGGCGGCGATGGCGTGCCTGTCGTCTTGGGCGACGCCTCGGGCGAACGACGCGGAGAAGCGGGGAATTCTTGCCCCGGACATCCGCAACGGTCTGCCGATGCAGGCGCAAATGGCCGGCTGGCCGACGCCCTCCTGCAACAACGACCGGACGGGCAGCCCGGAATCGGCCATGTCGATGGCCAGGGCGGACGGGACGAAGGTGCAACAGCGCTTGCAGGACTTCGCGGCCATCTGCGGCCCGGCCCGGTTAACGGCTTCTGGCGAGCTGCTGATTGGCTCCTCTGCAGGGATGGAAAGTGGCGGCCAGTTGAACCCGGCACATTCCCGCTGGCTCATGGGTCTGCCGATCGAATGGGACGAGTGCGCGCCGACCAAGAGCGCTTCGCCGCGCACACGCCGCGCAAAGACCAAGGTAGCCGCGTCGGCCGACTGAGGGCCTATGGAAATGCGATCAACGCGCAGCAAGCGCAAATCTTCATCGAAGAATGCATGAGGTGCATATGACTGACCAAACCAAACCCGCCCTGCTGTCCAAGCTGCGCGACCCTGTAGCCGATGAGCGGGCACACCATCGGAACGACGGCTTTTCGTCGCTGTCCCTGTGGTGGACGATGATCGAAGCCGAAGCCGAATTGATCGGAGAACCGATCAAAGATGACAGGCCCATTCTAAGTTTCATGGGCAGCGGCGCGTCGCATCAGGTGACGGCGAGGGATATCCGCGCCGCCCTGGCAAGCGCCCCTGTAGCCAAGCCGAAGCGCGCACCGCTCGATGACTGGCGCGTCCAGGCAATTGCGGAATGCCTGGAGACGGAATGGGATGACATGACGCCGGCAAGCGCCGAAGCAGATGCGCGGCTAATCGTCGGCTACCTGACCGCGTATGAGAAGGAATCGGACGAGATCGAAGCCCGCCACGCTGCTGAACCTGTTGACCCCGTCGTGCAGGCAGTGCGCAACCTTCGGGCAAGCGCCCCTGTAGCCGGGGAGGCGCAGATAACTGACGACGACGTGCTGGACATACTGGCCGAGTACGGCGAGCACCACACTGAACACGGTCGCATCGTGTTTGATAAGTGGACATTGCAGGCCGCTGGCGAAGCCCTCTTGCAGCGTGTCCGGGCTGAGCATGCCACGCCCCAGACCAGCACTCCGGACTTCGCCGACGCATACGAAGGAGCGCGCGAGGATCTGGCGATCTGGAAGCGCCGGGCGCTGGAAGCCGAGCGCGACCTGCGCGCCGAGCGGGAAACGTCGTCCCGCCTCGTCGCTGCTCTAAACGCCGAGAACGGGCCGACGCACATGGGCGAACCAGCGCCCCAGGCCAGCGAGGCGGTAGCCGCCGAAGCGCTGGAGGTTGCCCGCGAGGCGCTGATGGAGATTGCCGACCTGGCGGATGTGGACGCGGATGACCGCAGCGTCATCGTCAATCAGGCGCTGACAAAGATTGACCGGATCACCGCCCTGTCCGCGCAACCGGGCGCGCAGAAGGAGAAGAGCGATGAAGCCTGATCTACAGCGGCTGGACGCCGCCATCAGCGCGGCCAAGCACCTTCGCGCCGCGCAGCTCGATTTCGAGCGCAAGCGCGACCGCGCCGGCACCGCTGGTATGGATTGCTCGCCCAAGAAGCGCGGCAATCTATCTACCTCGATGAGCCAGGCCGCAATGGACGTGGAGCGGCAGTGGGACACGCTGCATGCCGCCCTGGTGGATCTGGGCATCTGCCCGCCGAAGGATGTTGCTGCATACGACGCCCGCGCGCAGCACCTGAGCGGATTTCACGATCATGCCTACCAGCCGGCGATCCCGGCAACTATTCAGGATTCCTTAATAGTTGGCGCGCAGAAGAAGGGAGGGAGCGATGCCCAGGATTGAGCCTATAAGCCGCACGGTGTACCGCGCGCCCACCGCCGGCCGCACCTATCTGACTGCCCGCGCCGCCGCGAACCGTGAGGCCGCGGCCATGCTGGCGCGGAAATATCCCACCGAACGCGACGATCCCGAATGCGGCGGCGGTTACCACTGGACCCAGGATCCCACTCTGGTGAAGGTGCGCCAACGCCTG